TAAGTCCTCATTCTTAAGCCCGATTTTAATCCCGGTTACCACATTGGTTCCGGTTGCAACGGTAGATAGCCCATGGTCAGGTGCGGTATTAGCCAGCACTAGAGTTTGAGCCACCTTGATGTCCGTAGGGTTATCGCGGGGAATGTAGCCCTTCATGGATACATCGGTTTGGTCATCGTAGAAGATGATACCGACCTTCTTGCCGCGATAGTCACGCTGTACTTTTGAATCCGGCTTGTAGTCGATATCCTGAGATTCCAGCAGGATTCCCTGTTGGTCTTCATCAAAACCGAATACGCCGACTGTTCCGATAATAGTAGCCATATCTTTGTGTAGGTGTCAAAATTGAATCAATACCCGAAACCGGGCAGACTGGATAAAAGAGTCGTCCTGTACCATCGGCTCATCAACGGCTTGGAGCGACAGGCGGTAGAGATAAAAATCCGAGGCAGATTCATTGAGCGAGTCCCGGAGTGAGCCTTTCTCGACCTCCGCACAAAGGGAGGTAAATCGATTCCTGGCCTCCTCTCCGTTGGTATCTTGGGCATGGGTAAAAAACTGCACGGATAGCTCGCAATCCCACGTGTGATTTCGCAGGATACGTTCTTCCCCGGAGGAAAGAGTCAGCAGCACATAAGGAAGCGAACGGGAGCCCTCCATGACTGCGGTATGGATGCTCAGTCCGGGGAAAGCGTCATCCAGTTTGAGCCGCAAAGATTCTGTAAACGAATGAGGATTCATTTAACGGAGCGGATGAGTTTATTTTTCAGAGCTCGGAGGGTGCCATCAAGGCCTTGTTTCACGGTTTGAAGCACGAATCGAGAGCGGATGCGGAGAATATCCTGCCCATAAGGAACCGAGTTCGTGATAATGATGGTCGTTTTGCCATTACTGCTTTGGCGAATGATGCACGAGCCCTCGCCGGAATGGCGCTTCACCCAAGCGGGGAGCTTTGTTTTCAGTTGCTCCGCTGCGGCATTCCACCCGGCAGCTTCTCGTCCGAGCTGCTTCTTTTTCTGGGTTAGAATGCGTTTCATTTCTGCCGGGGTAAGGCGTTGTCCGTTTACCACGGGCATCTTGGTATAGTTGGCCGTTACGCGGGCTGTCCACTCGCGTTTGGCTTGCCCGGGAGAGATACGCAGAATCATGGGGGGAGTGTTGCGCACCGCCGACTTCACAAAGCGACTGGCTACCTGCCGGACTGAGTCTTCCATGCCCTTACCGGAGAGGATAGCAAGCTTGCCAATCTTGCGCTGCAATTCAGCGTCATTGATAGTAACATGGGTACTCATGGCTCCAATAAATCGATTGTGGCAATGGGGAGGCCGGGGCGAATCCCGATGCTCTCCACGCGGTAACTGATTCCGTCCACTAAGACCAGGCTTCCGGGCTGCATAGCGGGCGGGATTTCAGACCGGAGAGCGCGAGCTCCCATGGTGCGTTTTTCCGCAAATCCTCCGAGATCTAAATCCCGGGAGCGGTCAGCATGGGAAAGCAGCACCTTTATCTCTACGCTCCCATAGCTCAGATAGACAGGGACTTCCTCCCACAAGGAGAGGAAGTCCGCAGTCATTTCTGTGGAGAGATTGCTCATGTGGTAACAATACGCTGGAGACCTGCAGGGCGAACCACCTTGAAGCCGTAGAGCGCTTCCAGAGTGATATACACCTTGTTGCTCTTGGTGTCCGTGTAGCGGAGATAGCCAAAGGTCAGCCCGGTTACAGGGTCGGTGACAGCCCCGGCCTCATCGTAGTTGGCGATGGGAGTCAGATAGCGCATGGCAATAGCCAGAGAGGACGGGTGAGCCGCAAAACCTGCGAGCTTCTCGCCATTATCAGGCACGCATCCGGTTTCGTAGAGGTTGAATCCGGCAATGCGGTTAATCTTGGCCTCCACCACGCCGGACTGAGCCAGCGGAGTGATATAGGACTTCGCTACAATATCGTCTGCAAGCAGGGACGAGAAGAAGCTATTATCGAGAATCAGGGCGCGAGAATCCTGCGGCATCTTGGCGGCGGCGCAAGCCTCGCGAATCTTGATAATGGTCTTGTAGTTGAAATCCTCAGCAGCCATGGCCGGGACAGCGGGAGCTCCGTAGTTGGCGGCGGTGATAGCCGAGAAGATGTCGGTCATCACATCGATGGCGAGCTGCTGGGCAGCGGTCGTGACCAGCTTCTCCAGCAGAGGGATAGCCGTGGTCGCGGCTTCCTTGGCAGTCAGATGCACGGTCTTAAACTTGTGGCGGTCGAGCGTCACAGCCACGGAGCTGGCCTCGGAATCGGAGTTCTTGGTGTAGTCTCCATCATAGTCAGACGAAGCGGACGGAGCACCGATGACAGGCACCTTGATGGTGTCGAGCTTGTCAGCGGCATCCGGGGAGAAGTTCGTGCTGAATGCAGAGAGAGGCAGCAGGGTTTCCATCCAAGGCATGAGCGCGGACTGGGAAATCCTGACGTCTTTGAGGTCGGTAATGGTATTAGCCATATTGGTTGATTGCGTGTGGGGTTAGATGGTAGAGAAAAGCTCTGCGCGTTCAGCATCCGAGAGGGAGCGGATAAACTGGGTCTGCCCCTCGGGAGTCGTGATAGCCTTGAATCGCTCGGCCACCGGGAGAGACTTGTCATTGCCCATTGCGGTAACGGCTGCGGCCTGTCCGGCATGCGTGCCGTAAAACTCAGCGGCTCGCTCCTCGGCGGTACGCGCTTCGGCCTTGAGCTGCTGAACCTGAGCATTGGTTTCTAGCAGATTCGCCTCCATGGCGGCCAGCTTGTCGCGGGTGGCGGCGAGATTATCTGACAGCTCGGTGTTGACGGCCTCCAGCGAGGCCTTTTCTGCCTGAACTGCCTCCAGCGCGGCATTGGCCTCAGCCAGCTGAGCCGTCAGCTCATTGACCTTGGCAGTTGCTGCGTCTAATTGTTCATCGATGGTATCCATATTCTTGTTGTGGTGTCAAAATTATCCGTGGCGGGCAATCCTTTATTGACTTTTTCGAGTCTGAATTTTTGTTTAATCTTGACAACATGGCCGACTAATGCTACATTAAACGTGCATAAGTGGGAGCTCTACTTGTAGAGTCGCTGCGTTGCTGTAGTGAAAAAACCACGTTTTATCGGCCTGACGTGGGGAAGCTCATGCCAGGCCTCCTTTTTAGCATGGCTCAAAATTTCTCCAAAACACATCAGGAACTGGCTTATTTGTTAACATCCCGTGGATTGTGTAGTTCTTCGGGAGTGGATTCGTCTTTGCTCATAAGATTAATATCGAGCAAATTGGCAACGGTCAATTATTATCGTTTAGCTGCATATTGGTACCAGTTTAGACAGCCAACTCAATCAGGTCGCTTATCAAAAAATCTGATACCCGGCACAAATTGGGAAACAGTTTGGGCTTATTATCAATTTGATAGACATCTGCGTCTTTTGCTGTTTGATGCTATTTCCAGAATCGAGATTGCTCTTCGAGAAAAAATTAGCGATTTACTTTCAGCCCGCGACAGAACCAGTCTGAACCCTCAGAACGTACTGAAAAATTACGCAAGAAACTTCAAGCAGCGACGAAAAGACAAGAGTGGTCGCCTCAAGTGTTCCCTTTTCGAGGAAATGATGGAAAAAGTAAACGGGGCGTACAATATAAGTAAAGGAGAAAGTGCTTTACACTATCGAAACAAAAAGATAGTACATGCCAAATACCTGCCAATATGGGTGTTCCTAGAATTTGCGACTTTCGGCAATCTTAACACTCTTATTTCAGTTGGCTTGAAAGATGATGATACTGAAAAACTTGCAATCTCAATGGGATTTGCATCTAAGAGCTTTTTTGTATCCGTAATATCGTTGCTGCATCAAGTCCGTAACGAATGCGCACACCAAGGACGAATGTGGAATAAGAAATGGGTTCAGAAGAGCCAGGGAAGCAAGCTGAATCCTATTCTAAAGAAACCGGACAGGTCTGACTGGAGCTATTTATCCGACCCCAATGATGATTCCGGATGGGTTCATACTACTCAGCCCGCTTTGTTCCGATCTTCTGATTGCACAGCCGTTGTTTTGGTAGCCTGCCGTATTATACTGCAACAAATTGCCCCAGAGAGTCATTGGAAAGAACGAGTCGAATCTCTCTTTTCCGAGGCTCCTATGGAGAAAATAGCTTGGGAGGTAGGTTTTACTCACAAGGACTGGATAACTCACTCGCTTTGGATGTGAGAAGTTGCTATCCGTGGCGGGCAATCAATTTGCGCTGCACGGCTTCGAGGTTATCGGCACAGGCATCGACTAAGCCGAAGTCTCTTGCCTGCGTTCCTGTAAAGGTCTGCCCCTCCAGATGCTCGGGGGCAATGGTTCGGCGGCGGCGCGTGACAGCGGTCTTGAAGTCTGCCCAAGTGCTTTCCACCTGCTGCTGCAAGAGCTCGCGTTGCTCCTCGGAAAGAGAGGTGCCGCTCATGCCTGTGCTCTTGTACTTACCCGCCGCGAATACGTCCATGTGGAGTCCTTTTTGTGCATAGGCTTCCTTGCTGTCTACCACAGGGAGAATCACGCCCACGCTGCCGACACGCGCGGAGGGAGCCGCGTAGATGCCATCGCATTGACTGGCCACCCAGTAGGCAGCAGAACACGCCAGCCCGGCGGAATAGGCGTAGACGAACTTTTGTTTGCTGAGGTGGCGTACCGCATTGGCCAATTCCGGTGTCCCGTTGACCGTTCCGCCGGAGGAATCGATGTCGAGCAGTACAACCTGTACAGACGGGTCGGTCTCCAGTTTTTGGAGGGTCTTGGCGACTTTTGCCGTCTCTGTGTACTCAATACCCAAGAAATCGAGCATGCGGGAAGCCGATTCCGGGAGAGAGCGGAACATGGTTCCGTGGATAGGTACGGTTGCTAGAACACCGGACTGCTGCACCTGAATCTCTGCCTCTGAGGGGCGGGATTCCGGCAGCGTTCCCGGGAACGGAATAGCGGCGAGCTGGTAATAGGCCTCCGGCTCCAACAGCCAGATGCGCTCGGTGGTAATGCGTGTAATCATGTGGCAATAAAATCTTCCGGTTTAGGTTCATTCTGCTGCGCAGGAACGGACGGCTGCACATTCTTGAAGTAGGCAAAAAGCAGTTGCGGCTCAATGTCGTATTTCTTGGCAGTTTCGGCAATGAGCTTCATTTCCCGGGCTCGGTTCTCCACTTCTTCGTGAATGTCCATGCCCAACTCGGCAAAGTGGTCGGTGAGCGTTTTGAGCCCGGCCTCTACATCTGCACGGTTCTGCATGGCCTCGCGCCCGGCATCCACGGTAACGCGGCGGGGCGTGGTGAAATTGACCTCCGTCCAGTTCTCCACGGCTTCCAGTTTGCCAATACTGATAGCATGACCAATCACCCAGAGCCAGAGGGGGCGTAACATGCGGTCAATCAGCAAGGTCTGTCGGTAGGAGAATCGGCGGTCAGCTTTGGCTACGGTCAGGCGTACGCCAGAACCTGCAAGCTTGGAGGAATCAGCTGCAAACTCAAAGGGTAACATGCCGAGCGCAGAATCGCGCCGCAAGTGCTCCAGGAATCCGGTAAATGTCGGGCTCGGGCGAGAGCTCTCAAAAGGTTTGATATCCTCTCCCGGCTGAATCTTGACGAGCTTACCTCCCAGAATACGCTGAAGCCATCCGGTGTCGGAGGCTTCCTGTTGGGCAGCGGCACCTAAGCGGAAATCCCCATCGTCCGCATCATCGCGGGCGGTGGTGAGAACACGGGTAATGTCGGCATTATCCTTCACGGCATGCTTCTCCAGAGCCAACAGCTCCATTTCATCAATGATATGATTGATGGAGTGTTGCAGGCTCGGGCATCCGCGTACCTGCGAGGGTGCGTCCGGGTCAAAGATATGCAGAATGTGCTCCGCCGGGAGGTCGGTGTAGGAGCCGTCATCCTTCAAGAGACGGTACGAAAGCGGCCTTCCGTTGGCATTCAGCTTCACTCCGTCAATGAGGTTATCGGCATCCGACATATCACCGATGCGATGAGCCTCAATCAACTGCACCCGGGGCGAGCCTTGGTACATGACCTTGTGGATGAAAATCTCGCCATCCGTATCGACTGCCCTGCATACCAGATGCTCGCATTGCGTCAGGTTGAAACGCCCGGTCAGTTCAGCATGGCGGCTCCAGCGATTGAAGTAGGATTCCGCTTGGCGGTTCCATGCGCTGTCCACGCTCTCCGCCTGAGGCTTGAGACCGTCACCCACGGAATAAAGAGCCATGCTGCTTACGATCTCCCGGATAAAGCCGGAGTTGCGGGCGAGATACCGGGAGCGGCGTACCAGTTCAGAGCGTACCCCGGGAGTCAGGTCGAGCGTGGCATCACGGGGCGCGGAACCGGGAACCTGCGCCCGGCGCGGGGAGCGGTTTGCGGATTCGTAGGTGGAATTGATGCCGAAGAATAGCCGGGCGGCAAAGCGTTGGAAAGCGTTCATTGCGGGAGACGGTAGGAAACAAAAGAGCCTAGAGCGTCATGGGCTCCGGTGTTGGGGGATGCGGATGTCGGCTCCAGTCGGCGGAGAGCATAGGCGCACTCCTCCAGAATCTCGGAAACGGGCATCACCATTTGCTTGGTGACGGAAGTACCGCCGCCATCATTCCATGACATGATGGTTTTGCCCTCCAGAAGAAGAGCTTTGGCCTTGGCCTGAATGGCCTTGACCTCATCGGCGGTAAATCCGCGCACGAATAGTCCTTTGGCAGCCATGGGAATCAGGATTCAAAGGCCGCGCGGGCTGCTGCGGTATTGGGGTACTTGTTGAGCTGCAGGTGGGGCTGGTCGACAAAGCTCTTCCAAGTGCCACCCCATTCTACTGAGGGAACCAGCTTGTAGAGCTTGCCGAGCACGGCATACATAGGGCTGTCGCCAAAGTAGGTCTTGCCCTGAAATACGCCGAAGTCCCACGCTAAGCCGAAGTTGTGCATACTCTGACCTCCGCGAGCCTTAGTAACGCGGGGGCGTTTGGCATAGAGCGCGTCCTGCTCCTTGTAGGTGCGGGTGCCACAGATGATGCGGACATCAAATCCGCTCTCCTTGGCTACGCGAACAGCCTCTGCGCACCAGACGCGGGCGGCTCGCTGTGCCTGAGGAATCAGCGTGGAGATGTTGCGCTCGGTGCGTTCGTCAAAGGTGCCGTAGACTTCCTTGATGCGCTGCGCATCCTCATCCCATGCCGCTGCAGCCGCTTTGCTCTTTGTACCCAGAATGCCATCAATGGCTCCATCGTAGTACCCGGCAAAGCGCAACATGCGCTGCCAGAACTTGCGGTCTTTCTTGATATCGGCAAGGGAATCAGCCATTGTCTTTCTCCTTGTCCTTGGTTACTACGCCAACCAGACCTGCCAGAGCCACGCCAACCGTGATGATAGACTCGGTCAGCTCCGTGGCAATACTAGCCCCGCAGGAGGTTGCAAAAGCGATGAGCCCCAGCCACGTGGAGCGCTCCTTCAGTCGATTGAGAATGTACGTAAACATACCCTCCCGGGCATGTCAAAAAACATTGATGACCTCAATCCCGTTTTCCCGGAGTAGTTTCCCGGTAATGCCGCTCGCATCGCAAGAGGGAGACCATTTTGCGAGGATAGCCTTGCGGATTCCATAGCGGCGGCAGATAGCGAGCATCCGTTCAGCCCCCAGCTCAAAGGCATCCGTAACGTCTGCCCCGGTGACGTGTTTGCGCTCCGATTTCTCGGCGCATGTTTCATACACGCGGTCATGGATGCGTTTTGCCGGAGGCCGGGGACAAGGCAGCCCGCCCAGCATTTCCGGGCAGGCTGTAAAATAAGGGCATCCGGCTATCAGTTTGCGGGCTGCTGCGGAATCGTGGATTCCTCCGTGCCATCGGCATCGTTCTCCGAGGAGGCATGCGCTGACGAGGACACGGCAACCGGCTTCTTTTTGTTCCTGTCCCATGTAATCTTTACTCCGTATTTCTCCCAGTAGCGGAACTTGTCGTCATACGACTTAATCCCATAAGACTTAACGCGGATTGAACCCATTATACTCCGCATTTCGGCAAAAAGCAATGGGTAGTTTTCCCGCAAAGCGTCATATTGCTCGGCGCATTGGAACGGGCAGCACCAGCAAGCAGTACGCTTGAATCCGGCTGCATAGCCCGGCCACTCCGGAATCTTGGCCTCCAGCTGTTCCTTGGTCATGGTAAAACAAGGATTGTAGATAATCATGTTGGGCTTGGATTTGATTTCCTGCAACTCAGCCGTGCCGGAGCGGCTCGTTTTCTGCTTGGGCTGGCCACCGCGAACCAGGATGTAATCCTCATTGCCTACTACGTTGGAGATGTACTTATCCATCGGCTTGTTAATGAGCGTTTCCACGCAGTCCATATACAGGCTGTCCGGGCTCTTGCCTTTCTCGTAGTACTCGGTCAGATAGGTCTTGTCCGGGTGAACGGTCGTCAGGTGCGCACCCAGCATATTGCAGACACGCCGGATGTGCATAATCAGGTCGGGAAATTCGCAGGTGTTCTCGATGTAGATAACCTCGCAATGTTTCCCGGTTGCGGCAAAAGCCTCCCATGTGGCTATCAGAGCGCGGGTGGAATCACGACCGCCGGAGAATGCCCAGAACACATACTTGGCTCGTTCCATGCGTCCGGTCAATTCGAGCTTCTGCATCTTCACCTTTTCGGCTTCCTCTTCCTCGGTTACTTCCTGAGGTTCGGCCAGCAAGTCCTCCAGAGCGGAATCCGAGAACCCGGTCAGGTCGAGGTCAATCTGGCCGTTCAGTTCCGAGATAAGAGCCTTGAGTTCGTCCTCATCGGCTACGGCCAGCTCGGCAATGCGGTTATCGGCAATCATGTCTGCCCATTCGGAGGCCTCGCTTTCGTATTCCTGATAATCAACCGGAACCTGAGAGCAGCCCAGATGTTGAGCCGCTGCCAGTCGGCCATGACCTTTCACTACGAAGCCGGAACGTTTGGAAACGACTACGGGATTTCTCCACCCCTGAGAGCGGATGATTTTTGCCAGCAGCTCAATTTGCCGCTGGGGATGCGTGTTGGGGTTGCGGGGATTGGGTACCAACCGCTCGATATCAACCATCTCCGTATGGGAGCAATAAACCGGGGGATTTGTTACTGTGTGCATATTACTGAGGTAATTGTAAAAGTTCGGGACGGAATAAGCGGGCAGTCGCATCAAAGGTCGGCTCCCACGTGGCAAAGCGTTCGTCTTGCGGCTCTCCTTCGATGAAGCCATGACTGAGTCTGTTGACAGTCTCCCGGAGCATCTGCACGCCCTGCGGGAACAGGTGCTTCCAGAGCTCATGGTGATTCCAAGAGCGGTCGACAAATTGAATCCGTTGCATCAGGATGGAGCCGCCATCAACAACCGGGCTGAGGCGGTAGACGCTTCCTCCTGCTACGGCATCGCCACAGGCTATCGTCCACCGCACCGCATCGCGCCCCCGGTGACGGGGGAGCAATGAGGGGTGGTAGCCAATCGCACCCAGCCGAGCCTTTTCAACGGCTTTGTCGGACACAAACCAATGCGAATGGGCAGAAATAATGAGGTCGGTTCCCTCCGGAATATGTGCGGATGTCAGTCGTGTGGCATCACATACTACGGGAACCTTGTAACGTAAAGCTATGGCATGGAGCTTGTCGTAGTATTGCCCGGGGGGAGCCGGGGCAACACCTACGATATCGTGGCCGTCTTCTCGCAGAGCGAGAAAGACGGCTTTGCCAAAGCTGCGCTGACCTGTGAGAAAGATTTTCATTTGGGGATAACTCCGATGTATTTGAATCCCTGAACGGCTCGGAAATGCCCACCATAGCCGGAGCCGTCCATGGCCTGTGGGGTACCCGGTTCAATTTTGCCGGATTGGATAGCTTCATTGTGTGACTGACGCATCGATTTGCGGCTGCGAGCTTTGTTGTCGCCATGGAGTCTGGCAGACACCTGAATCCATAGCGGGGAACGGCGCAAGGCGCGTACCAACTGAGGGTGGCTTGTGTGGAAGTAGGTAGGCAGATGACGCCCGCACCGCCCGCGACCGTCCAGATGGTACTGGCATACCCAGTTGAGGAAGCGCATGCCCACCCCGGCACCTTGCCATTCCGGCATGGTAACGAGGCGAGTTGCCCGGTAGCCGGGAGCGGTAAAGAACGGAGCTACGGACAAATGGCAGGCCAGTTCACCATCTACCAGCCCGATAAAATACTCTGCTGCCGGGGGCATGGGGAGATTCAGATAGTAATGCGGCTTAAAGTACTTCCAATAACTGGCGTCCGCCTTGACAATTTCAAGCTCGATGGTTGGCCGTTGCCGAAGACACCCCCTCGCGAAATGCCCGGTCTTGGTGTCCAGCACCCAGTCGGGCTGGAGCCAGTCGAGCACATCGTAATGAGGGGTAAGGAGAACAACCTTTCCGGAGGGATTGCCACGCCGCCAGCTCTTAGCAAAGGCCAATGAACCGATGCGAGCAATCTGACGGTCAATGACAGAGGTAAACTCATCAATGACGATACGCTCCGGCTTCTCGCAAAGAATGCGAGCCAGCCCGGCGCGGAACTGCTCTCCGTTGGAGAGGACATGGAACGGTCGCAGCCAAGCCGGAACATCGCCCAGTCCTACGCTTGCCAATGCCCCGGTTACTTCGTTGAAGTCTCCATCCGGGCTGATGCAATCAACTATCGGCTTATCCGGATTCCAGCCCTGCGTGTAATCATGGATGCGGTTCTCGCCAAAGATGACCTTGCCGATGGAAGTCTTACCGGAACCTGAAGGACCTACTACTACCCCGATATTCCAATTGCCGGAGAGGTCGGCATCCACCTCCAAATCGAAGTTGCAGCCGCTCTCCGCATTGAAGAGGCTTTTTACGCGGGCAGCTCGGTAGCTGTTGAAGTCGGAGACTCGATTATGGACGGCAATCTTCATACAGCAACAACCTTGCAGGTATAGCCCATCTCGGTGAGCGTGTTGTAGGTTTTCTCCTGTTCAGACTCGGAGGAGCAAACGATGATGACTCCGTACTGATTCTCGGCGGTAATGCCCTCGGTATCTCCGAGGCCGTCCTCCTGTTCAGCCGGGGTGGCGTTGTTGGCCTGTCCCTCTTCGAGCATGCGGTCAATATCGGCGGCTGTAAACCCGGTGATATCGAGGTCGATTGCTCCCTGTAGTTCTTCGAGAATCCCCTTGAGCGCATCTTCGTCCAGCTCTGCCAGCTCAGCAATGCGGTTATCTGCCACCATATCGGCATACTCGCAGGCCTCGTTCTCGTACTCCTGATAGTCCACAGGTACGAGCTCCAGCCCCAGCAGTCGCGCGGCTGCCAGTCGGCCATGGCCTTTTACCACGAAACCGGAACGCTTGCTGACTACGATAGGATTGCGCCATCCCTGAGCTTTGATGATTTTGGCCAGCAGTTCAATCTGATTCAGGGGATGCTTGTTGGGATTGCGAGGGTTGCCTACGAGCTTTTCGATGTCAACCATCTGTGTGTGTGAGCAAAAAACTTGTGTGTCCATATCCAAAAAGCGGTGTCAAAATGCCCCGGTTCCTTCCGTTTTACCCAAAACACCCTCCGTTGGTCGAAACAAGGGGAGGAACCTGCCCAAAAGGGGCAACGGCTCCACCCGGAGGGAAATCCTCCCCCTTTGGATGCCTTTTTGGCGGTTTGGCTGCGGGAGATCTGCCGGTTCGCCCCTCAACAACGATTCCCTTTAGGGATTCGTTGTTGGGAATTCGCGTACACAACACAGGCGCGAAATTCACGCGCGGACACCAACACCCCCCTTTAGGGGGCGTGTTGAGGTTCGATATTGTCAGCTATATTGTTGCTAATTGACACAAGGACAGGAAATTAGTAAGATAGCTCTATCATGAAAAAACGGCTCAGGAAGAAATACCATCTCGGAGAGTTTAAGGTGCATTGTTTTGATTTTACTTTCAAATATCAAGGCGAGCTATTTTCTCCCGAAGAGGAACAGTTCTATGATGATTTTATCATGAACTGCATTGAGGGCAACGGGCTTAATTGCGGCGGCGGTTCCTCCGCAGATGGCACATGGGAATTCACGGCTCATTCTGTAGATAAAACTCGTAGCATAGAAGCTCAGAGAGAAGCAGTAAAGCAATGGTTGGAAGCCCGTGAGGATGTTCAGTTTGAAAGCTACAGCGAACTGAAGGACGCGTGGTATGATTATTAAGTCGGGTTTTCATCCTTTACGCTTTCCTGACCAACGAGCTTAAGCATGGTCGCCACGGCTACCTGCATGGCCTCACAGTCGAAGTAATGGTTGGCGCGGTTACGAACCTGCTTCCATATCCAATGGCCGCGCTCAAAGGTACGGTGCTCGCTATCGAGCATGTCGAGATAATCCGGAGGGGCATCCTTGGGGACTTCCCATACCGCACCCTCTGAGTTCTTTCGGAGCCGGGCGAGTGCGTCCTTGATATTCAGGTTACTCCAGTAGAACATGATGGCGGAGCGGTCGCGTCCTACGCTGACCTTACGCTTGGGGGAGTAATACCGCTGTACCATCTTGCCGTTCTTACCTCGGTGCGAGAACGTGCTCCGGCGGTCGCCCATCAGAGCATACCAACCGAACTCGGCACATTTGGCATACACATCGTAGGTGGCATACCCGGCATCCAGAAAGACTAGGCTGTCATTCACGCCCTGAGCCTGCTGTAATGCTCTCAGAGCTTCCCAAGAAAAGAGCTTCTCGCAATGAATCATGCGGGATGCACCGACAGAACTCCACGCCCGGATGACGGCATAGAAGTGGCCTTTCTGCACGTCCACGGTCATGATGCGAACCGGAACACCGTTGATGTCGGCTTCTTCCTCCCAATGCTCATCCATAAGGTACTCCGACAAGCTCTGCTCGATTGAAAAATCCTCCGTGAACTCGTTCCAGGGTAGACCGAGACGCTTCTGGTAAAACTGCTGGAGCAAGGATTCATCGCCTTTTTTAGAGGCTGTTTTGGCGCGTAAATACAGCTCCGCGAGTTGCCCCCAGCTCATGGTGGCAAGCGCGTTCCAATGGAAGCCTACATTTTCCTTAGCCGCCCGAGGATTAAGCGGGACAAAGCGGGCATCCGCATTCAGGCGGCGGCGGGTTTCGTCCGCGTCCTCGAACTCATGCCCGCATTCGGCACAGGCCATCACGGTGCATTCCCGAATCCGGCGGTAATTGTACTCTCCGTCCTCGGATTGGCAGTCTTTCGGCCACCGGATGTTACGCCAGAGATAGGGCTGCTCGGTGCCGCAATAGGGGCAACGGAACTGCCATTCCCGCTGGTCGGTGGTTTCATGCTTGCGGTGAGTATCATCCCCCTCAAAGCCACCTTGGCTGAGGAAGATGCACTTGCCCAGCCAACCGAATGCTGTCACGCGAGCCTCCGCCTCTGCCATGTGGCCAACAGGCCATCTCCACGTCTCGTCTCCAATCAGCCAGCGGATGGAGCGGCGTTGCAGATTGCTTTTATTGTGAGCCCCGGCCATCCAGAGGGTCATACCGTTGGCAAAGTGGATGGTGGTATTACGCTTCTTGTTGCGGTCTGCCGGGTACAGGGCTCGGACAGGCGGGCATTCATCGAAAATCTTCTGCAAGCGTCCTTCGCTTTGGTCTTTGGCATCGTCATCCGTTTGGTCTAGCCATAGAGTTGGTCCCGGGAGGTTGGCTATGATGTAACAGAGAGCAATTTCCGGAGCGGTAGTCTTGCTGCTCTGCACCGAGGCAATGATGCTCACCAATCGCACGCGCGGGTCAACAATGGCCTCCATGACATCCCGAATCATGAAGGAGTTTTCGATACGGAAACGCCCGGGCATGGGGCTATAGGGGATGGAGTGAATATGCTCCTCCGCCCATTGCCATACTGGTTGACGGTCGGGAGGTCTCCAAGCCTCACGCCAAATGCTGATTAGCTTCTCGTTCATGAACATAGCGAATGATTTGCCGGATGATGTCGGGCTCCAGTTGCGGGGCTGTCAGGCGCAGCACGCTCCACCCGGCTAAGGAGGCGGTCAGATACTTCTCGGCATCGTTGAGAAAGCCTTTGGGAGACGTATGCCGCCCGTGGCTCCATACGCCGCCCTCAATCTCGATGAGGGTACGGCTTGGCAGGTGTGCGAAATCAGCTTTCCATCGGCGCGGTGGGTAGAAGCGGTATTCGCGTTCCAAGGGGGCTCCGCCCAGCAGTTCCCAGAGCCGGATAAATCGGTCTTCTAATACTGAGCTCATTCGGAAGTCCCCCTTTCTCCGGTATGCAGGATGCTGCAGATTTCATCGATGGCACGGCTGGCTTCTTCGCGTATGCCTTGGGCATCCAGTCCGCTCATGATGGGCGGCAGTTCGTTCTCAAACTTCGCTCGCATGAGGGAGATTGCTTTACCTACCAGCACCAGCCAGCTACGGCGGACTTCTTCGGTAGGAAGATACTCGCCCTTTTTCACGGCCACTCGGAGCTCGCGTTCTTCTACTTCGGCCAGTAGTTTGCGAGCCTTCAGGGCATCCGTGCGTGCCCCTACGGAATCTTCTCCTCCCTTGAGGGAGTTGGCGCGGACAAAATCACGCCAAGCCGACACATTGTGGCTCCCGTTGGATGCCGGTTCCGGGGCTCCGGGGATTTTGCGCCAATTGTTGATGGTTCGGCGAGTTACGCCTAGCGCGGCGGCCAATTCGACAACGGTATTGGCTACGGCCAGAGTCTCGGTACTTCCGGCGGCCTGAGCCTGCACGCGGGCGCGTTCGGCTGTCGAGAGCGGCTTACCGGATTTTACCTTCTGGACGATGTTAGCAAAATCCGCCGACAGGATTTTGTCGGCGGCTTCCTGAGAAATTGTGCCGGGCATACCAGATGCCCGGTGTCAAAAGGATTTTACAGGATGGATTGAGCTTCTTCGATAATGGCAGGGTCTACCGGAATCTGGTAAGCAGATATCTTAGCGTATTGATGCAGCAGGTTCCGAGCGGTAAATTGTGCAGAATCGAGCAAGCTCTCACGGAAAGAGTCTTTATCGTCCTTTTCATTTTCGAGTCGCGATAACGCGTAGCCGCCAATCTCAGCAACCCGGGCGGACATCAGGTCTATAGCGGCTTTTCGGACAGCCTTCTTCCGGTCGTATTTGCGGAGGTATTCCATAGCCTCGGTGAACGAATCCAGAGCGGCAAAAAAGGAAGCGAGGTCAAATCCGGCGCGGTATTGCAATTCTTCGTGTGTCATTGTCTGTAAGAGGTTTAGGCTTGTGTGTGGCGGAAATTTACTCTCCGTTATGCCAAAAAGCAATCCTAAAAAGCAAAGTTTTTTTAATGTAAGCCGTTTGCTTTTAGTTTATAGGAGCTTTTGTTGCAAAGTTTTTTACTTGTACTCTTGCCACAGCTCTCGCGCCTCTCTTACGGTTGCAGAATCGACAGGTTCCCCAATACTCTGCATCGACCTCGCGGCGGCTGACAGGAGGCAGGCCTGAGTCCGGACTGTTTCCGGGGAGGCATTCATCGCCCGGGCTGCCCGGTAGTCTGCAAGCCGGGCAAGATAGCGGGCGCGGATTCGCTCACGAAATATGAAATGAATATCAGAACTGTTCATCGTCGTTTTTTCGGGAGTGAGCATCTTGGATAGTAGCGGATTCCATGTTCCCCTCGAAGAGGTCGAACAGGATGTCTTGCAGGAACCATTCGTCCCCACATATTGTCCGAGCGAGTTGGCGGGTACGGTGAACCGGGGTGAAGCAGTTGGAGCCCTTGCGGTGAATCCAGCGTTCCCGGGTCACTTCTACGAGGTAGGTTTCACCAATTAGAACGCTGATTCGCAGCTGCATTTCTTCTTCTGCGGGGCGAGACACGCGCTCCATTACTTCGAACTTGTACAGATAATCCATTGCGGTTAAGAGGTTTAGGTTTGTATGTGGCAGAAAATTACTCTCCGTTGCCCTAAAAAGCAATCCTAAAAAGCCAAGTTTTTTAGATGTAAGCTGTTTGTCTTTAGTTTATAGGAGCTTTTGATTCAAAGTTTTTTAATACTCATCCGGCAACAGCATCGTGGTGGCTGCCCGCTGCCCGTTATCGCCCTCCGCTTCCGTGATAATCCAGAGCACGCGGCCATCGTCAAACCTGTATACGGAGAGGAGTCGGCTGCCATACTTCAGGGCATTATCATTCGAGCGTTTATCCTCATCACAGATATCGCCCCAATCAGCGGAGCTATGGCGGGTCAGGCATTTGTGCAGCTCTTGCTCCGTAAAGGAGTCTTGCGCGGCGGGAGTCATTAGTGTTCTGCCCAACTGGAACTTCTGCTTGAAGCAGTCGAGAATCCACGGGGGACGAACGGCACATGCGGTATGATTCCACCAGACTTCTTCCATTCGGTCAGGGGCGATGTTATCCTCGCTCTCGACCGGGCTCAGGCTAGCAAACTCGCCCATGTGCAGCCACTCCATACGCCGGAGCCCGTTGGGCAGAGCGTAAATGCGGACGAGGTTACTCTTGTTCTTAACCAGCTTCCGGGAATACCGGAACGCCACGCCCCCGAGGTGCTTATCAGCCACCGGGTCGAGGGGGTAGAACTTCTTCACCCCCATCATGATGCAAATGTGGCGGACATCTCCGGCCAATTCACGAAGGAGCGTTTCGGCGGGCTCATAAGAGCCGCCGCCAGCAGTGGATTGATTTCGACTTGTATGCATAGTAGAACAAAATTACTCGCCCGGCATCAAAAAAGCCATGGCACGTTACGTCTTATTGCTAAACGGGAAAACAGGAAGAACTGTGGGAAAAGCCGGGCGGGAAATACTGACCGCATTTCCCGCCCGGAACTACTCATTCTCCATTACCCTATCTGCTTCTTTTTTCCCTGCTGACAAGCAGATTGGGAGTTTGTGATTTTCTGCCAGCGGGGACTGTTAAAAAGTGGGAAGTGAAAAAAATGCTGCTTGCTCCATTTGCTTAAGCAAGGAGGGAGGAAGAAAGAACCGAGAGCCAGCGGAAGCCTTCTCCTATACAGAGACCCCATACTCAGGACTCCTCGCGGATTGCAGCTTGCAGTTAAAACGCTCTTGTTCATACATTAAGGGGCTCGTCAAAATCTTCCAGAGTGCGTGCATACTCCACAAGCTGAACTAGACGCAGTTTCAGTTCCGCGCGGTGATGCTCGGTCAGCTTCTCCGGGGGATTTTTGGAGAGCCAGAGCAAGACCTTGTCGAGTTCGTAGGCAATGGGGAGCGAGGCTTCTGCTTCCTCCTTGGTAGGGAGATTGATGTGGCCGAATGGGCGGTCATCATTGGGCAGGATGTCTCTCTTCTCCTCCTCGGTCATGGTTTCAGCCTGATGCTGGCGAACAACCTTGCGGAAATCTCGGACAGATTGCTTCTCCTTAGCGGCCTGAGTAAGAATGTTGTCGCGAGAGGTAAAATCTTCACCTAGTGCGGCGGCCTCGCGGTGGTGGCTGAAGGACAGCTCGGGGTGGCGGGTTTCGTGCGGGTAAGCGCGGCAAACCATCACAATATCGCGGAGCGTGCTGCGGGACATGCCGGTGGCCTTTTCGGCCTCCTCATACTTGCTGTCAACGTAGCGGTTGCCCCATGTGCGTTCGCCCAGCAGAAGCGTGTCACCCAGCAGCCAGTTGCAGGACTTGCTCAGCGACAGAACCGAGCGGAACAGGTTGTTGTAATTCTCGGAGCTGATTTCCTCCGCCTCAAGCTGGAGCCCGAGCGGGGTAAATCGGATGCCATCAATCCCGGTTGCGACAACTGCCGTCAGGTTAGACGTCGCGACGTCGCGACATCTAAAATCGGGCTGCGCGGGGACTGTGGCGGGAGTTTCCATTGCGGTGTCGATTTCTGATGATTCCATGATACCAATGGAATCGTGTCAAAAATCAATCATGGACTTTCTTGCGGCGGCTGTTCGTCAGGCGGTATTTCTCCCGGGCGGCTTCACTCTTCTGGTTCCCCAGCGGGGGCAAACCGAGCAGCTTCTGCACGCTGCGGACGTGGTAGTGGAAGGCTTGCTTGCTCATACCAAGCTGGCGGGCATGTTTGGCACAGGTGCCGTTCCCGCACAGGTAGCTCAGGCATGACCATTGGAGCCTCGGACGCCCCTTGCGGCAAATGAACGAATGCAACATCCGGCGGTGGTATTCATCCAGAGAAGCATAGAGGTCTTGCAGCCTGGTCTTGCCATCGATGAGCCCACCGAATCCGCCATCAGTCTTCGGTGTTTGAGCCGGGGGCAAATCTTCCACTCCGGGCTGTACGGTTGAGCCGTCAATCCGGGGCGCAAGCAAGCCGAGGCTTTCTGCATGCAAACGCTGTTCTGGGGTAAGGCTCTTCACCCAGGCTTTGAAGTCGGCGGAGCGATAGGCTTTGCGGTAGGATTCATTCCGGGCAGCCTCGCGCTTGGCGTAATCGTCACGGCTCATACGCCACCTCCTTTCCGGTGAGGGTAAATGCCGGGGTGTGACACTTCGTGACACTATGACATGTCATTTGGCGTTTTTTATTCCCCCCTATATATATAAAATCAAATTCAATTTTATATACACACACATTACACATACCCATTATTTCCTTATTTGCTAATTTTGCACAATCAAATGTCATAAATGTCATAGTGAAAAGTAAAAGGTTAAGGTTAGAAGAGTTAGCCCTATGACATTTGGCCATGACATGTGATTTTGCTCCTGTCATGTTTACCCCAAATGTCATAGCCGAAAAAGCCTTAGAACGGGTAGAAATCATCGAGTTCTCCTTCCTGAACCGGACTTTCGAGGTATGCCTGAAAAGCCTCGCGGTTGATGCACCAAACCCGCTCCTTAGTCTTGCGCCTGTATTCGAGGGGGAAATCCCCGGCACTAGCCAAGGCACTCAAACGCTTGCCGAAGCTGTGGGCATTGACCTCGCCACGAAGCATCTCATTCACGCCATCAGTCATCAGCATTTGCTGGAGGAACCATGTAGCAGAGCCCTCCAGCGATTCGAGCCGTTTATCAGCCTCAAAGCAGCCCTTAACGTAGAGCGTCAGAATCTCGCGGAACGAGGATGTTGAACCGGAATCCGTAGCCTCAGCCAGCAGGTCGGCATGCAGGTAATTCTTCACGCCCCAGCGGGAATCGCCCACGCAATGCTCCGGAAACTCCCAGTTGAGCAGGAACGAGCACAGAGCGCCCATTTCGGCATTTGCCTTGGCTACTCCATTGGCTTCTTTCATCGGCTCATCGGAGGTCTTAAAGAAACTGATTTTATCGCGGTTGGACACCTCGATGGACGGCAGCAACTGCAGCGAATCCGGGTCGGTGTTGAGCGTGACAATGATGCGTCCCTGCCAGAAGATTTCGGCGGCTTTTTTGAACTTACCCTCAAATACATGCAACTGGTTAGCGGACATCTTTTTGAGCGTCTTGACGAAGATGTTACGCTCGCGGGAATCGCCCTTAGCCACGGTATCATTGAGCGTCCAAACGCCACAGGACATCAGATTATCGTTGAAGCGGGTCAGCCCGAGCACGTAGTCGCTGGCATCGGTGTAGCCTCCCATGCTGATGCCGTAGAGGCATTCGCTCAGGAAGTTCTTACCACAGCCCACACCACCGGCAATGAAGATAGTATGGCCATTCTTGGGTGTGCCGTGATAGGCATTGCGGTAGGCATACGCCCAAGCGGCCATGAAGTGCTCGCGCTGAATGATATCCGGGAACAGACGCTCCATAAAGGCGGCTATCCACGGGAATCCATCGCCCCAGCTCTTGCCCTTGGTCAAATCCGGCTCATGGACACGTAAGAAGCTGGTGTTCAGGCGGGGCTCGCCCTTTACCTTAACCACCGTCTCCTTGCGGTAGATAAACGGACAGGCCGCCGGGAGTGTATGAGAGCGCACTACTTCTCCCACAAACTCCTTGAGCGGACTGGGCTCCCCCTCTACCAGAGCCTTGCTGCTCAGGCCGTAGCTGACCGCCGCGTAGGTCTCGAAGTTCTGGCGGTTCAGGTTCTGCCACCAAGGCTGCACTGAGCCGTCATCGGCAATCAATTCGGTGCGGACATAGAAGCTGTTGTTGATGAAGTAACAATCACACAGAGCTTTGCCAATCGTGTCGGCCTGATAGCGGGCAATGAACTCATGCCCGAAGATATCCTCCCACGAGCGGAACGGGAATCCCCCGGTGAAGCAGACCATGCCCGTCTCAGTCACGATGGCGGCGGTCTGACAATCCGCCATAGCATCCCAGAAGCGAACGCCACGCGCCCCGAGCACGAAATCCCCCTTCCAGCGACCGGGGTACTTGGCTTCCATTTCAGCCCGCACGCGCTCCAGCGGGATGGTCACGCCCTGACTGCTGAAATTGCTCTTCTTAAGAGCCTCTTGGAACCAGAGCATGGTCGTTTCCTCGGGAATCGGCGTAGGGTCGACAAGCTGCCAGTCCCAGCCAGCATGGTAATACTGTGCCGGGTTGGCAAATGCTTTGAGGTCAATGGCTCCGTAGGCATTGTTGAGGCGAAGCTCGCGGGCAACAATCTTCTGGAGAGCCCGCACCATTTCGGGATTCGGCATCAACGGAATAGGCTTGGCGAGTACCCACACGGCATGGGTGCCGCCTGAGTAGGATTTGGCCACGAAAGTAGGCTTAACGGACAATTTGGCTGTCTTTTTGGCGCGTTCCGCTGCCGTCATCACCTTGTCATAGTCGGCCACAATGGCAATCCATGCAGCCGGGATATTCTCCCGGGAGACGCGGGCGGAGGACACTTGTCCCCGGATGCCGGAGAACAGGCAATCCCGGGTGGAGGCATTCGTGATGTAGGCTCGATATGCCGCCTTATCCTGGAGCTTGTCGTGCTCAATCACCGAGCCATCCCACGGCTGACCGAAGGAGATCTCCTGAGAGACGGCATTCGGAAGCATCGGAAACACCAGCCCGGGGAAACAGGCGGAGAAGCTCTCCGTCGAGTGTTCATGAGTGTTCAAATCTGAACACCCGGTGTTCATTTGAACACTAGCGGAGTGTTCACGAGTGTTCATTTGAACACCGGGATTCTCGGAGGGAGTGTTCAAATCCTGCTGTTGCCCCCATTGTTCGCGGCGGCAACGGGTGCGGATTGTGTCAGGGGAAACCCCGAACTGCTCCCCGGTCTGCTTATAGCTACGGCAAGCGAGGTAATACTCTCGTACTTCATTCCAATCAATCTGGCTCATTTGGTGTAGTAGGTGGAGGTTGTTGTTTCGGCGGCCAGCGGAAGCCCGGCCAACCAAGACGGAGGAGTAGTCATAATCCGATGTACTTCCTTAGCATCTCTTTCCAAGTGCTCAAGCGGGACTTCCACCACGACCTCATCATGGACGTGGAGAACGACCCGGTACCCGGCGGCATCGAGATTGAGCAGGATTTCCCCCAGCACATCACGCGCTACAGCGGAGGTGAGATTTTCTGCCAGTTTGCCGCCAAAGAAGTTGACGCGTTTGCCCTGTACCATGGCCGACAGCCCTTTGGAGGTAACAGCGACTTGGCGATAGTAGAGCTTGCGCCCGGACGGCAAAGGTAAGGAAAAATCCTTGCCTACGCTCGCAGTCATGGCTCGTTCAAGGGTAGCCCACAGAGCTGTGATAAGGCGGTTGGATGCCCGGAAATCGGCCACGATTTTCTGAGCCTGCTGGGGAGTGATATCCAGCCCGGCCATACTTTTGGCCAACTGGACGAAAATCCCAGCTCCGGCGCCATAGCCAAGGCCTAACACTCTCGCCTTGGCCAATCGGTACAGGTCGGGAGCTTTGTGCTTCATCGGTTCCGGGTCGGAATATCCTAACGTAAGCCTTCCGTGAGCCTCATAGGGAGAAACGCCCGTTGCCAGAATCTCCATCATGGCATTGTCTCCGGCAAGCCAGCTGAGCACGCGCTGCTCAATTTGTGCAAGGTCGGAGGTGATGAATCCGCAACCGGGGCGAGGAATCAGCATGCGGCGCAAATCTACCCCAAACATCGGAACTCGCGGGAGGTTTTGGCAGTTGAAACCAGCATCCCCGCTGAATCTTCCGGTATGAGCACCAAAGTATTTGAGGCCATAGGCAAACGAGCCGTCCGGGCGGATGCGGCTATGCAGAGTCTCCAGTTTTTTGTAGAGCGTGTTAGCCTTGCGATAATCCCGCATCGCTGCTACCCAAGGGAACTGAGAACCATATTTCTCCTCCCACCGGGCGCATTCCTCTGAATCCTGCGATAAGGATGCCGGGGGCTGAATCCCCGCTTTGATGCATTCCTCCTTCAGATGCTTGGGAGAGAGAACCGGCTTGTAGCCATCTGCCCACGGAATCTTCTCAATCGCCGCGTCCATCACCTGCAGCAAGGTCTGCCGCCCGGCCTCAACAAGAGCTTGGTCGATATGGAGTCCGTAGTCGCACATATCGCGGGTCAGCGCGGAGAGCTTACGCTCCTTATCGTTCCACAGGGGAGAGAGCTGTTTCCAGAGGTAGTATGAGTACCAGGCATCTTTTAAGCAATAGGAGGCCAGTTCCTCGGCCATTCCTTTCTCCTTGGCCTGCTTCCAAGTCACGCCCTGCATGTTGTCGCGGGTATCCTTGGAGAGCGTTATGTTGTACATGCCCTCTACGGCTGCCTTCAGGCTCCGGCCATAGCTAAGAGCCGACACCAAATCCGCCGAGCATTCCCAGCGCGGTTCGATGCCCGCCGGGATGACGCCCAGCTCCTGCAAACGCCGGAAACACGCGCGGTCAAAGCGCACATTGTGAGCTACGCATGTCTGTCCATTCAGGCGGCTCCAATCCATGGCAGCGGGTTCCCCCACGTAGGAGAAACCCGCTTCTTTACTATAGACGGCCACCATGTAGATTTCGCAATCCGGGTGGTGTAGGTAGTGATACAGCCCCATGGTCGTAACCGAGACCTGTTTATCGTAGTATGTCTCGAAGTCCAAGGCATATACCATTGGAGGCGAATCATTTATCATAAGGATTTGTGCGGTAAATGGTCACTTTCAGGCGGTAGCGTTTCTGCCAGTAGCGCACGACATCGCTATCGGCGTATTCCTCCGGCAGTTCGTGATGAGGGGATTCCTCGGCCTTGATGGCTTGGTAGGTAGCCCCGGCCAGCAAATCCAGCTGGTGGTGTTTGCAACCAGCAAAACAGGTCATCTCGGCAAGCGTATGCTCATCGGCATCCGGCAGAATGACCTCTACGCACCGAGCCAGCAACAAGGCCTCCTTGGCCATAGGCAGAGCTTCCCGCAGGTAGCGAGCCACCTC